TTAGTGCACTGAACCACATATTAGTTTTCTCCTCTCATAATTTTTACATTTGGCATCATCTGATCAGAATTTGGTAACGTTTTACTCAAAATTGTCTTCTCAATTGATGTATCAGCTCTTAATTTTGCTAATTCTTCGTTCTGCTCAAGCTTTTCATCTTGATTTTGTTGATTCATCATTGCTTTCATTCGGTCAAGATTCATTCTATCTTCAGCTTCACGCTCTTTTCTAGCATTTTCTTTAGCTCTAAGGTCTAATTCTCTTGATCTCAACTTAGCAATTGGGTCATTATCGAATTGTGAAGTGATTTTTTTCTCTTCATTCATAAATTCTTCCATCATTTCAGCAATCAACTGTGCTTTTCTTGCTTCAATCTTCTGTTGCATCATCATAACTTGTTGTTGGGCCATTGGATTTTGTTGCATCGCTGCTGGATTTTGTTGCATTGCAATTAATTGTTGTAATTCATCTCTAAATTCTATTTCAATTTGCTCTTGAGCCATTAAACTTATGTGTTCAAAAATATTTTTCTCTAAACTTGCCATAACCATTGGATTATTTCTCGCCATATTAGTTGCCATAAAGTTTAAGTGGGCTGTAATATGTGATCTATGGTCTTGTCCTGGAAAAGCTTGGAAAGGTTTTCCACCTAAAGCATCAATATGCTCTAACGCAGGATCTTTTGGTGCAGGTGGTTGAGGTTTTATCAACACCGAATCAATATTTTTTACACCTAATGCTTCGTACATATTTCTATATGCTTGATACAAATTGTGCATTTGTGGATTTGATGTTGCCAGCTGCAGTTCCGTTTGCGCGAGAGAGATACGCTGTGTCTGAGAGAAAATGTTGGGGTCAGCAACTGGCAATATATCTACTCTATCATCAAAGTCTGCTTGTTTAATCATTCTTTGACCCCCAACTACATCGTATGGATATTCTTGTGGTAGATATAACTTGAATACTCTAGCTAATAATTGAAATTCATTTTTAAGAGCTGAGTAAATTCTTTTGTGTATAGCAGACATGGTTCTTGAACCACGCTCTAATAATGCAACTGTAGTTCCAACTGCAGCTTGTTGATTACCATCACCAACTTGCATATCAGCTATTGATGCAAATCTTTGACCAGCTTGAACCACAATACCCATTAAACTTAATAATGTCTGCGATGGTTCTTTAAATGGTAACATCATAAATGAATCTCTTAAGTTACCACCTGGTGCATCTACATCTCTAAATTCACCTGGTTGAATTGATTGCGCATCATCTCTGATTCTGATGCCACGCATCTTGAATCCAGCTGGCAGATTAGATAACGTTCCCGCATCTAAGAGCTGTCTTAAAGCTGCGGTCGCTGTTCTTGACAGTCCACCGATCATGTGGATTAGACCGAAACCATAGAAACCTAAACCTGGTAAAAATTTGAAATGTACAAAATATTGTATTTTTTTTCTTTGAGGATCACCTGCTTCGTAGTTTCTTCTAATAGATAATATTTCTCTTGATCCTTCTTCCAATGTTACAATGTATGGAATCTTAATTCCTGACGGCTCACCAGTCTCTTGATTTACATCTTCAAAACCTTCTAGATCTAAATCTACATGACATTCTAGTAAGGTGTAAACATCCTCGTTCTTAGATTTTTTTACACCTTCTAATTCTCTTTCTTTTTTCTCAACATCAGTTTCAGTATCTTGTGGTGGAGATAAATCTACGTCTCTATAAAAACCTGAAACTTGTTGTTTTCTTAAATCATTTTCTGTAACTTTTACTTTATGAATGATTGCCTCCGCATCGTCTAATGAGGTAGCCGTGTACGGAACAACCAAATCATCTGCAGGAACAAATTTAGAAACTGCTCTACCTTCTACTTCATCAAAATAAACTTTTTTAAAAGTAGAACCTGCAAGTGGTAGATGGAACAACATAGAATCAAACTCTGGCTCATATTCTTTCATCTGATCCATGATTTGATAGTTCATGAAATCTTTTACACGAGTTG